TAAATTAGGTCAGAAACTAAGAACTTACGACAAGAATCAAGGGTTATCCTCTGAAGATATTAAGTACGTTTTAAATTCAATTATATCTGCTGTTGAATTAGAAAGACTTTCTGAAGAAGATAAGGAAGATATCTTAGCAAATTTTGAAGAAGAAGAAACTGACTATGATGTGGATGCTGATATTGATGTGGAAGCAAGTGATGATGAGTTAGATTTAGATTTAGATATGGATTTGGATATGGAAGAACCATTAGCTGACGAAGAATTGTCCGAAAATAATTACGCATTAAATCAATACAATAATGGATGGTATGACCCGCTAGACAACCAATTGAGTGATGGTTTTGAAGATTACGATGAAGAGTTCGAATTCGGTCCTGATGATTACGATAAATTTATGGATATGGTTAAGGATATACCAAATGCAATATGGAATCCAATGGAGAAAAATATGTACGATAGATTCCAGAGTTTCCCTAATTCTGGTATGAGTCCATTAAAACTTCGTGTTAAGAGAAAAAAAGGGATGGGTAAACAATTAGACCTACCTTTTTCAGAAAGTGACCCTATGAAATCTATGGTTGATGAAATTTTCGAAGAATCAAAGGTAGATAAAGTATTAGAAAAATACTTTGTTGTTACTGAAGGTGAAAAAAAAATTACGGAATCCAAAAAAATTAAAAAATTCTTAGCTGAGAAAGTTAATAATATATCAGTTAAAAAAGAAATAAAAAGACTATCAGAAAGTGTTGAGCAAGAATTAACTTCTGAGTTTATAATGAAAGAAAATACTAATATAAAATTTTTAGGTAAAACTAATAAAGGAAACTTAGTATTTGAATCAGATAAAAAACAACTTAAAGTAACTTCTAAAGGTGAGTTACTATGAAATTAGTTTATATAAATGAATTAGGGCCCAATTATAAGGGGGACAATATATATGAATTCATCTTTTCAGATGTAGATGATGTATGGGGTGATGAATGGGACGCACAACCAGCTAATGGTAACCCTTCACCACCCCATATTCAATATATAAAGAAAGTTGGTGTTTTAAGAAACGTAGGTATTGATTTACATCTAATACAAGATTCTGACTTTTTTGGTGTGTATGATTCGATTGATGGTGTTATATCTTTGGCTTGGGAAAATGAAGATAGTGACTCAATTATAAATGATAAATTTAAAAGATTAGTTTTTGGTTACGGAGAAAGTGTTAAATCTGTAGAAGATAAACTATATGAAAGGGATATCGTATTAAGTTATGAAAAAAGTTTTATTGAAGATGAAAAGTAAGATTAAAATTATAGAATTATTAAAAGAAGGTTTTAAATTAAACACTCTTAAAAAATTAGATGAAAAACAAATCAATGTTTTACATAAAAAGTTAGTTACAGAGCAAGACACGACATCTGATAAGACAGAAAAAATTAAAAATGACCTTGCAATGGCCAATCAATCCGCTCAAAATCTTAAAGATGAATTAGGCGAAGAAAGTGGACACGGATGGGGTAGTTCTGACCAACATTTCTTTAATCAATCAATACATAAACAATTAGGTGAACCTGAAAAAATGCCAAGTCCTTTCAGCCCTGAATTAGAAGACGCTGTCGAAGACGCAGTTGATTTCTATTGGGACGATTGGGAAGAATATCAAACAGATAGAGATGGTTTAATCGTGCATGGTAAAAGAGCTTATTTAAGAAGTTACTTTAGAGATAACTTTGAAATGTTAGTTAAAATGTTTGAACCCGCTGATGACGTTGATGATAGTGAACTATCTGAAGATAAAGATGCTGATAATTCTTTAGAAAAAAAGTCAGGATATAATCCTTACGATGGTAATAGTGTTGGTAACGATGACGGACCAGCTAATTATGGAGTTAATCCTAAAGCTGGTGGTGATGGTATGGGTATTGCGGAAGAGAAGGGTAAAGGTAAAAAGAAAAAGAAAAAAAGTAAAAAAATAGATACCTCAATTATTCGTCCAGCATTCTATACGTTAGGTATGTTTGAAGAAAATAGTGAGTATGCTATTTGTATGGATAGTATTCAAGGTAAATATGGACCTAAAAAGACTTGGAAGAAAAATGCCGAGAAGAAATTTGATGCTTGTGTTACTAGTGTAAGTAAACAAATTAAAGAACGTAAAGAAAATGTTAGAAAAATTGAAGAAAGTATCGTATCTTTGATAAAAAATACGAACAAACCTTCTATGACTAAAAAAGACTTAATTAATATGGTTGAACAGACACCAGGGACTAAAGAAGCACCTGTAAAGACTCCTACACGTACAAAACCAAAAAGAAAGAATCCTTATCAACCAAAACATAAGCCAGCACCTAAAGCTAAGGTGGAAGATAAAGATTTACCAGAATTCCTTAAATTCGACAATTTAAATATATCATTCAAAGATGAGTAAAGAAACTAAAGAACAAATCGAATATGATGGACCTGAAAGAATGGACCAAGGAATACAATCTAAATTAGAGAAAGGTGAAACACCTATGTCTGATAATCCCGCATTACCAAGAAAAGATGACGATGAACTTGATAACTCGTTTGAACAATTAGTCGCATCAAAAAGGTTTCGTGATGTAATTGAAAAAGTTAAGAGATATACTGGTGTTAACGAAGTGACTCAGAATCAATTAATGAATTTACAGGGTATGATGATGCAAGCCGTTAAAAAAGTAAAACAAATTGAATCTAATAATGAAGGTTATTTAGAACAATTGGCGGTAGAGGTTGTTAAAAAAGAATTATCATTACCTGACGATGCGTTCCAATACGATGTTGAATTAACATCAATGCCAGGTCAGATTGATATGTCAAAAATGAGAAAAGATTCTGAAGAACCTGAAGACGAAGATGTTTTAGACCAATTTGGGGTTAAAGAAGATGAAGCTGAAGACGATTTAGAAAATTTTATGGAGGCTTTTGAAAAATTTGATTTAGAAAAAGCTAAAAGACGTTTTATAAATTCATTAATACAAGGAGCATCCAAAAAGGGACATTATATGTTTCATTTAGTTAAAGAGGAGTTAGAAAGACTTGACCCAAATCTGTTAAATTTATATGGAGTATTAATGTCAGTTAATGATTTATTATACTGGATTATGCCAGATGAAATGGTTATGAAAGCCGCCGAAAGTGGACAAGGAATGGAAGGTAAGGAAGAAATTGATGACACCACTGACCCACCAACTATAAAGGCAAAAGGATTGTTTTTTCCTATATTAATACATGAACTTTTAAAGGGTGTTTACGAGGTCTTAGGGACTCAAGGGTTACCTGATGACCCTAAAGCTGCAGATATGGTTATGGCGTCTCAAGATACGTTACCTTACGAAATATGGGATTTACGATTAGGTCCAGTAATTTGGGAAAAATTTATGGATTCATATCCTGAAAAATTATACGATGACGATTTAAGAGAAATACAAAATTATTTATTTTCAAGATTTTCTTCATTAACTACTGATGAATTCTTTGATGTGGCTAAAATGATTATGTCTGGTTCTGATGATGGTAAAAAGGTTGTTGCTAAAATGGTGGATGAGATTATAGAGGAATTAAAATCTCAAGAATATGAAGATGCAATATCACAGTATGACGATGATGATGATGATGACGATAACGATGACCTTGCAGGTCTTTTAGACGGGTTGGGTATTTCTTTATCATAAAAAAAACTTATTATGTATAGATGGGACTATCAAGAGAGCAGGCTTTATTGGAATATGCAAAGTGTATAAAAGATACTCCTTACGCTTTAAAAACTTATTTACAAACTTACGATAATACACAGTCACAGTACGTACCTTTAGAATTATTTTCAGACCAAAAAACCCTTATTAATGACTACGATACTTATGAGGAAAATATTGCCTTAAAGTATAGACAGGCTGGTGTTTCAACAGTTACCGCCGCGTGGGCTTCTAAAAAAGTGGTTACGGCCTCTAAGAAAAAACCTGAAAAAGTACTAATTATCGCCAATAAATTAGATACCTCTCAAGAGTTCGCTAATAAAGTTAGAAGTTTTATAGACCAATGGCCGACATGGTTTGGAATATCATATTCTAATGAAAAAAATTCACAAAGACATTTTAAGTTATCTAATGGGTGTGAAGTCAAAGCAGTCGCAACTTCTAAAGATGCACTTCGTGGATATACTCCAACCATACTTATTTTTGATGAAGCTGCGTTTATCGATGCGGATGATGACTTTTGGTCTGCATGTATGGCGTCTCTATCGACAGGGGGTAAAGTTATTGTAATATCTACACCTAACGGTTTTGACCCAATTTACTATACTATATATGACCAAGCCTTAAGAGGTATGAATGATTTCAAGATAACTGAAATGTATTGGTATCGTGACCCTCGTTACGCCAAAGACTTACAACTTATTAAATGTAAGGATATTATACATTATATGTTAAATCGTGAGGATTACGATGATAGTAAAATAATAATTAGATATGGTGATATCGACCCCCGTGAAAGGGATTACGAGGACATTAAATTAAAATTATCAAATGGATACAAAGTTTATTCTTCATGGTTCGAAGGTATGGCTAAAAAACTTAAATTCGATAGAAGAAAAATCTCACAGGAATTGGAGTGTAACTTCTTGGGTTCAGGGGATAACGTCATCC